GCTGGAATCAGCTTTGCAGAGATGGATCGTATTAATGATGTAGTAAAAAAACAATTAACCACAGTAACAGAGACAGCAACAGCGTGAAATTTTGAACTATTTTCCACGTTTGGTATTTTGCGATAATTTAAAAATGCTTTAAATTCGCTTTGTTCACGAGGAGTGAACATGATATGCCGGTGTGGCGGAATTAGGTAGACGCGATGGATTCAAAATCCAACTACTAATTTTGCTAATTATAAAGAAAATATTGAAGTTTCACGAGGAGAAAGCCTACAATCCGTAGGCTTTTTTCTTTTAGGCTATTTTATATAAAATATGCATGATAATGCAAAGATATGCACCAAGTTTTCCACGTCTTTCCACGTTTCTTTCCACGTTTTTAGAATTCTTCTGCAATACTCATATTTACATTATATACATCTGGTGCTACTTGTTGCATGGCTAATTGATCCTGGTTAAATCTTGCAAACATAAACTCTGATTCTGCATTAGAACCAGTGCTTGTATTATCAATGCAAAAAATAAAAGGTCTATGTGGTCCATCGGTCATATTCCATACATCAGATACAACAGAATCATTAGTAAATTGATATACAGTTGTTTCACTTGGTAATACATCACTTGCTTGTAAATAACTAAAACTCATATCATATATAATGCGACCACCATAAACTGCTTGACCATATGTTCCTAAAGCAAAAGGACTTTTTGATGTACTAGAAGCAGTGCGACCTAAACTTGTAGCAACTGCAAATTTTTGCCCACCAACCGATTCTTGCACTTTTACCTTATCATAATGAATTCTTCTGTTTAATTGTAAATCAGGTGCGTGTGGCATATCATAATGTTCACCAATCATAATTCCACCTAGTTTAAAATCTGTGCTAGAATCCCATGCAGTATCACCTTCAAACTGTATTGCCCAATGTCGTAAATCTTGTTCATCAAATTTTAAAATTGTCGAACCATCAGAAGCTGGTGTTACTGTAACTGTTTTATTACTATCTGATGCTGCGATCGTGTCTGCATTCACGATTTCAGTTGTAGTTATATTATGCCATTCTGCATCAGTAGGAGAATCAGGAGGTGTAGAAAGATCAATATTTGCTCCATTTAATGCTGAAACGTCACTTGATGCACTACCAGCAAATATTTTAAATCTTCCATCACAACTATTTAAATTATGATTTAAGATTGCAACATAAGTTTGTTTGTAGCTAGATGTAGTAAATGAAAAATTAAACAATACATGCCCATCTGTATCTGCACTAGTATCAAAGGTTACTTGATTTAATGGACGTAAATCCAATACATCACTAACAGTATTACTAGTGGGTAAACCAATAAATCCATTGGATGCATTGGTAGCTGTCACGCTGCCAATTGCTGAACCTCTAGCTCTATGATAAGTAATTAAATCAGTGTAAAATCTTGGTATACGTATGTTTTGATTGGCCATTAACCCACCTCTCTTGCTGTAATGCTCACTTTACCAGGTGAGCGATTTAAATCTACAATCATAAAATATGTAGTATTGTCAAAATCTGTACCAAACATTTCTACAGGCATATCAGAAAAAGTAATTACATCACCAGTTTCTAATTGACATCCTTTCATGGGATTGACTACATCACATTGCACCAATATTTTTATATCACCTACAATATTATTATAATAGGAGTAAAAGTCTGCGTTGCAATCTGCATCTGCTGTAGTGGGAATTGTGCCTACATTTGTATCTAAATTAATTTTTTGTATACCTTCTTTGTCTCCAAGATTATATTTTACTCTTGAAGTAGTATTTAATGAATTGGTAGTAACGTAATAACGACTAGAATCTGCTGGATGTAACTTATTAGAAATATCCATTTGTGTAACAATGCTTTGAATTCCAGTAGTGCTGATATGTACTCTGTTAATATCCATTTTAGTTAAATTTAATGTAGCAGTTAACTCACTAGATTTTTTGACATAAATATATTTCATTTTTTCATTGGCTGTAAACTTTGCTACAAATCCAAACTCATAGGCTAGTTTATCAAGCATATCTTTTAACAATACTGGTTCTAATTGCCAATATCTAATCTTCCAATTATCTATAGCACGATCATCATTTAACACACTCCATGCTTCGCCACTATTCACTTCTGGATCAGTGCTTGGTATTCCAGCAAAGCGTTGCAATAAATCTCTATGTGCATCATGGCCATGACTAATTGCGCCACTATCCCACGATGCAGTTAAGCCATCGATAGGTAAGTAAAGATATTTAAGGCTAGATAAACTAGATAAACTATTATTTGTGCTGCCTTTGGTTTCATCGTATGAATGTTGTATATCACAATACAATACTAAATCTGTAATAATAAGGACTAAACTAACTGAATTACTAGTATGTGAGGAAATTGTACTGCTTAAATTTACTGCTGCTAAATTATTTGCACTTAAAGATGGCAATAAACTTATTTTTGCATAACTCGTTGATGATTCAGAAGTATTATTTACTAAGTTAGAAGCTGTAAAACTTGTTGCGCTATTATTTGCTTGTACTTGACCATTAAAATAATTGCCAGCATTACCACTGAAATTAACTCGCAAAAGTAAATCAGTTTCATCTTGTCCATTTGGAGTAGTCACAGTGCCTTTTATATCTAAATCCAAAACATTTACTTTAGCAATTTCGACAGCAAAATTAGCATAAAAGTTTTTTGCTTCAGAAGATACTGAATCAGAATAGTCATGTGTAACTCCAGATATATTATAATGATTTAAAAGTAAATTTTGTGCATTATTAAATGTAGTAGAGCCATCTGAACTAAACGTAACTGGATTAATTCTAAAACGCCTGCGCATTTCACGTTTCACAATGCCAATATTAGTATTGGCATCAAAATCACTATCTAAGTTTTTAGTAGCAGCAGTGTAATTGTCTGCTTTAATACCTAGAAAGGCATCTGCGGTAGCATCATAATAGCATGGTCTTATATCGCTTGATGCCAATGGTGTTACTATTAAAAAATCTGTTGTAGCAGCTTTATGTTTAAAAGGTACTGGAAATACTGCGTTTGCATGCTCTCTTACTAAACTTTTATCACCATGAATTGTATAATCACCATACACTGACGGTTGATAGATGCCGTTAGTGGTTTGTGTTTGTGGGAATGAAATGCCATCCCAAGGTCGATGGCTATTAATTTGCATAGTCACGTTGCCATCTTGATTTAGTTGTATATCTACTAATCTACCAGTAAAAATTTTTTGGCAATTACTTAGTGTATCTTCATTAAAAAACTGAGCATAAACTATTACTTTACGATTAATATAATTACGCTCTGCATTGTTTAATAATGTTTTATAAAACTCTGTACCTTGTGTTTCAAAATTAGCACTAGTTAAAGTAATGTTTGAAGTGCTTGATTTTCCACTAGTAATATCAATACTCTCTCGCAAACTAATGTTTTTATTTAGTATTGATCCATGATAAAAATTATTATCTGCAACTGTGTCGCGCAGTGCGAGTCCAAATGCATGTATATGTTTATCAAAACCACCATTATCCCACACAGTAGCACTTCCTGGACCAGCAACTTTATTATTATTTTTCACTGCACCATTATTACTGCTTGAACTAGAATCATAGACTGTATCTCCACTACCTTCATCTAATTTCCAATAGCCAAGCAATCCAGTAGCTGTATTATCTATCACAGTATTATAATGTTTACTAATTTCCTGATCAGATCGAATTGTAGACCAAACGCGTAAATGCGCCATTTTACCTTCAAAATAATTTCCAGAACTGTAATTTTGATTGCGTCCTACTAAAAACTCCATATCAGAAGATGTACCACCAGATGGATCAGCAGTTTCTGCGTTGGTAGTATGTACAATTGCACCATTTTTATAAAAACGTGTTTTATTATCAGAATTGTTACGGCTAATGGCTATATGAGTCCATGTATTTGTTCCACTATCTATGTCATATTGCTCCGATTTTCCAGTTCCATTATCGTGTTCCCAGCTTAATTTAATAGTATCACCAGACGCAACTGATACATTAAACTGAACATTGGTTGTTTCATCTTCTGAGGCGCTATCATTATATCCAAAGGATAAAATGGGATTTGCGCCTGTAGACTCTAACTGATACCAAAATTCAATAGTGTAACCAGCAGTATCAGTGTCAAACGAATTAAATATATCGCCAAAGTTTAAATAGTTATTATCCCCATCGTTAAACACCATGCAATTATTGTTATCTGCTGTAAACTGAAATAGCCAGTTTTCATGTACATCTGATGCAATAGGCGGATTGTCTAGTGCCATGCTACGCTAAACCTTGACTAGCTGCTTTTTCCAATTGTGGAATTAAATTATCTCGAACAAACTCATCATTGCCAATCATATTACCTTGAATGTTAACAGTAACACCACTAGATGCATTGCCAGTTTGATTCATCTGCGCCAGGTTTTGCACTCCAATGTTTTGCACTGCACTACGTTGCATTACAAATTCACCAGCTTGTGCTAATATAGGTACATTATCTTGGCCTTGGACTTGACCACCTTGAGCAAATCGCTGAATGCCATTGTTTTTAATTAAACCGCCAGTGTGAGCTATTGGCATTGAACCAACAGCACTTAAAACCGCTCCAATAGAACCTACTGGACCACCAGCAACCGCAAGCAATGCTCCAGCCACTCGAATAAACTGTTGCATTCTTTGCCCAGCATTATCTGTTTCCTCACTCATTATATTCATTGCATTACCTAGACCACTAATAGCTCCAGATAATTGATTAGAAACAGAAACCATATCTTTTCCATTTTTGATTGCGTCTACTCTTGCCTGTACTAATCTCATCACTGCTTCAGCTTCTAAAATTTCTGCATCTGTAGTAAGGTTTGATGCATTGATTTTTAATATGCCAAGAGTTGCTAATTCACGATCAAATACTAATTTAGTTTTCATCAAATCAGATAAATTTTGTTCTGCTTGAAAAATAGTTTGAGCAATCCGAATACGTTTTTCATCTACATCATTATTTTGCATGTTAAGTAAAATTGTATCAGCCATTATTTTATTAATTCGCTCTCTTGCATCTGCATCTATACCTAATGTAATTGTTTGATTTCCAAGCGTATTAATGTATTGTTGTGTACTGTTGGTGAGTTGCTGTGTACTAGTATTTAATGCTTGAGTTTGTGTGTTTAAACTAGAAAAAGCGTTGGTTGCTTGTAGCAACTTGTCAATACCAAAGGCTGCGCCTACCGCAACAAGTGCTTTGACTAACAACATATATTTTCCACCTAGTGCTGTAGTAATGGTAAGTAGCTTACTAAATTCAATTCTTGATATAACTACAGCCGAAGTAACAATACCAAATGCAGTAGCTAACTGAGATAATCTTTGCAAGTTTAATGCACGAAAAAAACCTTCTACTGAATTAACCATTTTGGTCATAGATGGCAGCATAACCTCACCTATCATTGCTGCAAACCTAGTGATAGCATCATTCATATTAGACACTGCACCAGTAAAGGTTTCAGATAGACGTTTACTACTTCCTTGTATACCAGCAACAGGATCAACCATTGCGCTTATTAGTGCTTTGCGAAACTGTGGTAATGTAAGTTTGGTTAAATCTTTAATTCCTTGTGAATCTTTTATAAGTTGCAAGATACCACGTTCACGAAGTATATCGGCTGCTCCAGCACCACCAGCAAAAGCGCGACCTAATGCACTTGCTGCTTCGGTTGCAGTTGTACCCATAAACGCAGCTAAGTCTGTTACAGAACCTAACGTGGCTTTTGAGTTTACACCAAACGCTTCCAATTGCGCTCCAGCATTGACCACATCCTGTAATGCAAATGGTGTAGTTGCTGCTACTTTGTTAAATACTTCAAATGCTTCTTTTGCAGCTTCGGTGCTACCAGTCAAACCAACCAATCTGGTTTGCACATCTTGAAAACCAGATGCAGCCTGGATAAACTTGTTCATGGCTGCTGCTGCTCCACCTACGGCAAAGGTGTACACTAAAATCTTATTTCTTAATGCACCTAATGAGCCAATTAAACCTTTGGTCCTACCTCGCAGTCTTTCTGTTTCATCGCTAAACCGCTTGGTATTTTTAGACAGCTTGTCCATATCAGCATTGGCTTTACCAAAACCTTTGCTTCGGACTTCAATAATAAATTTTTTCTCAGCCATTGCTTTTCTTTGTTTCTTCGTTAATCAATGCATTATACTCTTCATCAATAGCTGAAAAGATGACTACGCGTTCATATTCTGCTTCATCAAGTGTTCGTGCTAATGGTAGATGGAATCGTTTCATACTCATATACTCTTCCAGCATATAATTTGTCTCTGCATTGCAAAAGTATTTGGAATCAGCACAATGCACTAAAGTATAATAAAGATTTGCTCCAGGAGTAAACTTCTGTTCTTTATCTTCTGCCAATGCACGATCTATTTCATTCCACAGTTCTTTCTCTGTGTATGTAATAGATTTCTTTAATGTTGGTGATTGTGCTTTGTATGGAAACACCAAGTTGCGTGATGGTTGTTGTTTATAAAACATCCAAGTGGCAACTCGGTGCATAATTACTTTTTTTTAGACGGCTCTTTGTATTGGTTATATACTTGCATTAAGACTTCATCAATCGCATTATCATCTAATTTTGCTAGTTGTTTTTCTGGATCAGTGAAAGCATAGTTTAGTACCCAATCAATTACATCAAAGAATTTTGCAGTATCTACTGAACCATCCAGTGTTACTGCTTTAATTTCTAATCTATGTAATTCGCGCCTTGCTTTAAAAGTTATATCAGTGACATCAAATGTGCCATGATCTGTTTTTACTGTCATGTATCTCTCGCATATAAAGTTTCAGTCCTACGCGATGGTGATACCAATTATTTCAGCAGTTTCACTAGCTGCAAATGCTCTAAATGGAATACTTTGTAACATAAAATCTCCCATTTCTGGTTTAGAATTATCTATCATTACCTTCTGACAATCAATGATAAAATCACTGCCTTGTGCTAACGCTAAAACAATACCAGTTGAATTACCAGCAATGCTTGCATCTAAATCGTGTATTTCATCGTCACGCTTTGCAACCAATGTGCCAGTAACCTCGTATGGTCCAGTTTGTGCATAACCGTATGGATAGTAATTTGTAGTGTCCTGGTAATGCACACGAACCAATGGCCTTGAAATATTTATTTCCCATGAATTTAATATTAAAGTTTCTCCACCTAGTGTACTTGTAGTTAAGCCAAAGATGTTTTTAGGTGCATCGGTATCCAGCGTTTTTGTATTTGGTGCAGCAAACGCACTTTGTACTTGCCTATACCCAGTAACAAATGTTGTCTCTACAACCATTTCACCACCATTTGCACCTACATCTTGTCTCATTGTCATAGAGGTAGCAAAGCATCCAACCATAGATACATCAATTAAACCACCAGCAAGGTCTGCTCCAGCATTTTCAAATAATAAAGTTACTGCATTTACGTTTGTA